TCAAGAGGCTTAAGAGGCCGTGTTGGAAACGCGGTAGGCGTGTAACAGCGTGCGTGGGTTCGAATCCCATGTCTTCCGTAGAATAAAGAAAAACTGCACCTTAATGCAGTTTTTTTATGGTTCTAAGAGCAATATATAGAAATGAAAAGCTGAGTTACTCTAACTATCACACCACATTTTTGTATCCTAATTCATAAAAAAACAAGTAGTTTATTAAGACTACTTGTTTTTCTTCTAAATCTTAGGATTAGATATTACTTTTATCTTTTTTATCTGAAGATTTGTCTGTTGATTTATCAGTGGATTTGTTTGAAGATTTATCTGAAGACTTGTCTGTTGATTTATCATTAGACTTAGTTGAGTTTTTACGGACAATTTTATCATAACCTTCTGTATCATCAAGCAACTCTGTTGCCAAAGTACGGTAATCTTCTTGAGAAATCAGCCAGTTTCCATCCTTATCCTTTGTTAATTTGATTTCAGTATCAAAATCACCAGTAGTGAAAGGTGTATGAGCTAAGTTAGGGTCAACGTCACTGTAGGTTGAGAAATCTTTCTTAAATAGATGCTCAAAAATCCAGTAAGAAACCAATGTTTGGTAACGCTTGATGTCAACGTTTGAACCAGCTTGATTGTATTTACCTAGGTTATCAACACCTCCAATAAGAGTAGTGAGAACTTCCCTTGTAGATGAAGCCAATCCTTTAGAGTGCAACTTCTTAGAGTTGAAGGTAACAGTCGCTGTATTTCCTGATTCATCAACCTTCACGTCTTTAACAGTGTAAGAACCGATATCTTGATATAATCTACGTCTCATCTTCAAGAAACCTGAAATGGTTTCTTCTGGAGTTTCTACAGGGAAATCTTTGTGCCATTGTACTGAATAGGTAGATGCAGGTGAAAGACCTTCTTCTTTGATTTTTTCACTTGTTTGTACAGCAAATACTGCCTCAGTCCATTTTTCATAAGTGTCGCCATAAATCTTCTTAAATCGAGCAGAGTCGCTAGTAAGAACTGAGTCTAAGAGAATCTCAGCATCTTTTGTAACTTTTTCTTTAACTTCTGCTGCTTCATCTTTCTTCTCAACTTGTTCCGTATTCTCCTTGTTATCAGAAGAAGCTTCAGATGACTGATTAGAAAATACAGAACATGCACCCAAGACAACTGTTGAAAGTGCTAAGATACTTAGTAACTTGATCTTTTTCATGTTTCACCTCATTATGAAAATTTACTCTTGGAGACTACCTCCAAGGATAGTTATTTAGAAAAACACTGGGTTTATCTAACGGAGAATGGGGGATTCGAACCCCCGCGCCAGTTACCCGACCTAACGATTTAGCAAACCGTCCTCTTCAGCCTCTTGAGTAATTCTCCACTAACATACTAGAATAAATAGGATACAACAAAGGATACAATTTGGAAAAAATCTACTGTATACCTGTTCATAATGGAGCCGGTGGGAGTTATAAAAACCTTATTAGACCGGCTTATAAAAGGATTGTTGTATCCTTTAGTGTATCCCTATTAGCTATTTACTAATTTTATTTTTAAGTTATTATACCATGAGAGCCATTTTCAGACAAATAAAAACCGTGATTATCTCACGGCCTTATGTCTTGTCCGATTCCATCTCATACATCCTCACCGAATGCAGCACGAGATCACGATACTTCCAAGTTGATACCAGGTACTCAATCACTTCCTGGTCCTCTATCTTGCATTCCATGGATAATAACAGCTTGACCCTGTATTCATTCTTTAAAATTGGCACCTGGTAAGTCACATCTACCCAATGCTCAAAGCCTAATTCTGTCTGCTCTATGCTCGCAAGTTCAATCTTCAAAATGTTCATATTTTTTTCCTCCTACTTATCTATTCGTAGAAAATTAAAAAAGTAGTGAAAAAAATCATTACTTTTTTATTTTGAAAGTACTTTCGGAGAAATAGCTTGGATTTTTAATCCAGCCTTTCCAGAGCAAACAAAAAAACCGCAAGCATAAGCCTGCGGTTAAAACAATTAGAACAATATTTTAGAAAATTTCCTTTCTATTTTTTAAAAATTATTTAGTAGTGATCAAGCCGTCTGGCTCGATGTTGAAGCTTTCTTTTTCAGCCAATCGACCATCTTCAAGCATGAGGTAGTATCCGCCATTGTAAGGCACGAATGCATTTGATACCATGTCCCCATTCTCTGAATTGAGGTAATACCATCTTTCGTAGTATTTAACCCAGCCAGTCTGCATAGAGCCATCACGATTGAAGTAATACCATTTCCCGTTGATTTTCTTCCAAGAAGTGGCCATGTAGCCATCTTTATCAAACCAGTACCATTTACCATCAGTATGTTTGAGCCATTTTTCAGAATACATATATCCACGACTGTCGAAATAGAACCATGATTTGTTCTCTTCAATGTACTCAAATTGGTCTTTTGGATAAGAACCGTTTGCACGAACGAACCAGTAACCAGTATCGTCATTTTGCCAGCCGGTTTTGATTTCTTCGGCAGCTGCAGATGGATTAGTCAAGCGATACACATAATAGTAAGGTCGTCCAGCATAGAGCCAAATGTCGTCATGATCGTTCACTGTGATACCATCAAAACGATAGTTACAGTGGATAATGTTATCACTATCCACAAAAATACCAGTATGGCCACCTGCTCCGCTAGAATAGCCACGTCGCCCCCAAATGAAGATATCTCCACGTTGAGCATCCCATGGAGTGTTCTCAGCGATGAGCTCATATCCGTTCTTTTTGAGCCAGTCATGCTCATACTCTGTATTAACTGCCCAACCAGCCGACACAGCACCTCCACTCAACAAGGCGTAGTAGACTGAACTTGAGCAATCGTAAGAGTCGGGGCCGTTACGATCATCCATGCTATAAGATACTTGCCCTTTTCTAGCACGCATCCAAGCAATAGCTGTTTCAAGATTTAGTCCCATACTTACTCCCCTTTCCAAGCTTCGTTCATTTGCTTGACCGCTGATTCGACAAATGTGTCTAAGTCTTTATCGGTCATGCTGATATTGTATTTGGTAAGCTCAGCACGGATTTTATCACGAGCTTGTTCCAGTTTTTCTTCGCCTTTAAAGCCTGTTTCGGCTGCGATTTGCTCCACGGCATTGACTGCGTTCTTAGCCAAGATTTCAACAATCTTAATTGTCTTTTCTCCGCCTTTTTGAACCAGGTAGTCTTTGACCGCTTTGACTGCGATACCAGCCAAAATGACAAGGATGCTGATTGCTCCATTTGCGATAATTTCATTGATTTGTTGCATGTGTTATTCTCCTTTGTTTTTGTCGTCATCTTTTTCAAACAAGCGCTGAAACGCTTTTAAAATTGGCTGAAAAAGAGTGACATTTCCTTTTAGTTTGCGGTAATTTTCAATGAGTGATTGAAAAGTAAATGCGATGTATCCGAGATAGATCGAGTACAAGAATGCGAAACCTGTCTTTTCAGGCAAGAGTACAGACATCGGAATGAGGATCATCAGCAAAAGGACCCCTAAAATCTTACGAAGGAGCCCATTAATGCCGATTTTGCTCTTATACTCAATGTCAGGGTTTGCAATAGCAGCAATCGTTCCAGTTAAAAAATCAATGATTTCCATTGAAACGATCAGTGCTAGAGCGTACAAGACCAGGCCGTCTTCAGTCTGGACTACGCTACGAAAAAAATGGAAAAATTCGATTTGCATAAGCACTCCTATTCTTTACCTTCAAATTTCCAAGCGACCCCCGTTCCGTTTTGCTCGAGGGCACCATTTGTAGCAAATGCGCTGACTGGTTCACCGTTGTAGGTGAATTCTTTGTTAAATTGCACTAGGATACGCTTGCCTTCGCCATTCACTTCAACATGGCTAGAATCCTCAATCGTGATGAGGTCGTTTGCCATGTACGTTTTGCCGACCTCAGCAAGTGGGATGAGTTCAACTAACTCTTTGTAAATCGTCCCATAAGCAATATTCTTGCTCATGACCGAGTTCAAGACCATGATATGAAGCAATTTACCATTCAAATGAGTGTTCTCTTGAGTCTGTTTAACGAGTGTAGAGAGTGCATTTTGCTTAGTTGCATTCTCAGCGATTTTATGCTCGGCCTCTTCAAGTTTAGCTTGTGCCTTCACGATGGCAGAGCCTGGATCTAATTCTGCCTTGATAATATCCAGCACCGCTTGAATCAAGACGTCCTCTTGCTCCGACGTGCGGTCTCCTGCAAGCTCACGCATGTTTGTGCTGTAACGGGTGCCATCCGATAGACGAATTTCAACGACTGTAACCGTGCTATCGCCCAAGCCTCTTGTGTAAGGCTTATTCACTAGTTCATAATTGTTAATTGCCATTTGTCATTCTTCCTTTCACTTCCTCAAACTTCGCCTTAAGTTCTTCATCAGATTCTAGGACCGATTCCAAAAATCCTAGCTCTTGAATTGCTTCATCATATAAGACTTTAGTTTTCGTTTTCTCGAAATTAAATTGTGCGATTTGAAACGATAATTCGCTTATAATTTTTTCTTCTGTTGAGTTCATTTTTTCATCCTTTTCTTAAATTTTGTAATTACCTACGTTTGACCATCCTGCATTTTGAGCGATTCTTACAACGAAATCGGCTAAATTGTTGAAATAAGCGACTAAATCCTTATTTTTGAGATACAAGTTGTCTGTTGTAACAGTACTAGTTTTCAGACGCGAACCAGTTCCTCCAGTGATTTCCATTTTTCCGCTTGAATAAATCCTAGAATTACTAGAGCTGATGAGCACATCATCAGCAGTTAGAACTGCTTTATTTTCGAAGTGACGTCCTAAAACATCTCCGAGTCGTAATTCCGCCCCTGTTTCATTTTTACTTTTGCTTGCTGAAAGATAAATACCTCCATTCGTTGTAATCCACGCTTGCCCGTTTCCGTTTTTCTTTGACCCAATCAAAAGACTACTACTCATTCCATCTCTCGCCGACCACAAATCACGATTGCTAGTGTTATTTCTAAGTTGACTCGTGGATCCACTGTCTAAACCTGTTCCAATCAAAATTCCAGAACCACTACCGTTAACTGCTCGACTACCAGTTCCAATAAAAGAATGCATTCCTTCTTTTTGGTCGAAAAATGTAAACAATGTATTGTTGTTCAAGTAAAATTCTTTTTTATTCGTGTCGATTCGCATTGAATCATCAAGCGAGGTAATACTTGCGCCCATCAGAACTCCAGCTCTGATTTGGCTTGCATCAATACTTACGCTCTGCACACGATTGATGAATGCTTGCTTTGAAAATAACTGATTCAAGTACGCTTCATTAGCTAACAGTTTGTTAAAGAGTGCTTGGTCAACCCTCAATTTATCGGCTGTTACGGATTCTGCATCTAGAATAGCTGTGGTTACTGAGCCAGTTTCAAAATTGGCAGTTTTAAGCTTGTCTATCATGGCTGACTTGATAACAGCATTATCAATCAAGGTTTCACCAGTGATATGAGTAGCTTTACCAGAGATACGATTTTGACCATTTGAACCAAGATTGATTCCAGAAATGATATCCCCAGCTGAATTGATGTTCTGAACGGCCCAGGAGCCAGCGAGCTGAGTCATTTTTGTTTGAGTCGCTTCAAGAGTCTTGTCTGTCTCTAGAGTCGCATCTTCGGGAGCCGGTTGCCAGCGACGGTCAGTCGTGCCTTCATAAAAATCAAGCTCTGTCATGAACAGACCGCCCCATTTATTAGGATTGTTGCGGTCGTATTCAAATTGCAGATAACATTCATCGAATTCCCCGACGTTAAATGTAATGGATTTTTTGACCGTTTTTGTGTTATCAAAAACGGGTCCATCAACCCATTTAGGTTGACCATTGAATATCAGTAACCTCTGTTGAAAATCTGCGACAGAACCTTTTACACGTTTACTAACATAGACCCTAAAAAATTTTGAGTTATTATCGAAACCTAAAATATTCAACGTATAATCAGTATTTCGCTTGATAATGAACCGTGGACTTTTAACGATGGCTCCTGGTCGCAATTCAAACATGCGTTTTTGACCGTTAAAATAAAACGAGTGAGCTGTAAAATTCAAACGACCATTCGCTTCAGACCAGTATTTCAATCCGTCATCCGCTCTCGAATTTCGGAGAACATTCGGACCGCCAACAGCTGAATATTTGCCAACTTCGACTTGAAAAAGTTGATTAGTCAGAGCCATGCGAGCAACCTTCTCAGCGATGTCAGACTCGCTACTGCCGATAATACGTTCATACAACTTACTAGTCTCTTGTACACGCTGAAAGTCGAGCAAGTTAGCCTTATTGTCCAATTGAGAAGTAACGCTCTCAAATCGCTGTGTAAGGCCCTCTGCGGTCTTTTGAAACTCGGTCCTGGTCGCTAAGATGTCGCTCTTCGTATCAGAGCCTAGCTTCGTGAATGATTCGGTCAGACCCTTGATATCTTCTTTAGTGGACCTGCGAAACTCTGCGTGGTCAAGTCTGAACTTCTTGAGACGGTCATTTAGAATGTCGAGTTCGGCAGAATTTGCTTTAAAACTATCCAAAAACGACTCTTTAGCTTTCTCAATCCCGTCTTTCGCTTGCTCACTGATGCGCTTGGCTTCTTCAGCAAGTAAGGCACTAGCACCCGCTTTCGTTAAGGCTTCGTCTGATTTTTGCTTAGCCTCACGCAGACCTGCGCTATCAAAATTTCTGAAACGTTGGTCGATTGTCTCTGTTAGACTTTGCTTGACCTCTTCGGCTT